CGGAATGGCTTGCAAACCCGAACAATTGTAGAACATGTACTGCATATTCGTAACTTTCGATGTGTCAAGAGGCGGAATGGCTTGCAAACCCGAACAATTGTAGAACATGTACTGCGTATTCGTAACCCCCGAGGTGTCAACTTTAGGACATATAACTAATTTTGATTTACCCAAAGAGTACGCACTAACCCACGAAGAAATGCTATCTATGTATGCCCCGGTATCCCACAACTCTATTAGCTGCTGTATCGCCTCAATCATTATTGACAGCCCTCCGCCAAAGTCCGCCTCCGTCTCATAGCCGAACGCCTTCCAGAAGTCGGATTCGTATGGAAGATACAGCTGTTTGATATTCTCGGCCATTTGCGACATCGTGTCGTCATCGGGAGTAGGCACGCCCTGCTGGGTTATCGCTTGCGCAATTTTGCGTTTGCCCTCCGCATAGTCCGAGAATAGATTCGTCGTCGCGTCGGCCCGGGTCGCTGCAGCATTGGCCTTGTCGGCGGCGGTGTTCGCTGCCTCGACCGCCGGATCTATAACTTCGGCGACTTTCTCCGTCGTAACGACATTTTCCGGGAGATCCCTCCATTCCGCCTCATAATCGCGCTCCCCGGACTTGGTCAATAGTTGACCCGGCACGCCCCCGGGAGGCAGGCCGTGCACGTCTTCCGGAGCCGGGGGTACCCAATCCGGGCAGGCGCTATCGTTGGAAACTGAGAGGCGGACGTCGCAATAGACCCCGGAACATTCATCGGCGAAGCGCTGATTAAACGGCTGGATCGTATATGACGACACCTCCACGCCCTCATTCTCCAGTATCTGGAAGATGTTGCGCAGCACGCGCGTGCCCGTGCTTTGGATCTCCACCTGGTTGTCGCCGGTCGACGTCAACCGGTCGACGTAAAACAGCGTAAAGCCAAACGACGAAAGCGCCCCCTCTGTCGAGGCGGTATGCTGGCCTTGGGTGAAGGCAAATACGCCGTATTTCACAGACGGCATACTGTTAAGCCGGTAGACGTCGTTTTCGACGATCGTCCGAATCGCCGCCTGCTGGAGGGCGACGGCCTCCATCATGCGAGTTAGCTCCAAAAGTGTCATATCATCGAATTATTTTGCCGCGGGGGCCTCCCAGCCATACGCCGCACGATGCCGCGCTGTGCAAATTGGCGCGAATTGCCTCGCAATCGTTTTCCGAAAGTTCGGGGAAGCTCTTGCAATTCCTCAAGAGATAGCGCTGCAGGAGGTCCGCATAATAGTCGGCCTTGTTTTGGTAATACTTCGCCACCAGCGGCAATTCATCGGCGCTGCATGGCTGTACGTTGGTGTCGGAAGTCTTTGCGACGCCGATGTTTGCTATTTTGTAGCCCACCTTGAACGGCAGGCCGGCGATCGTCTGGTAGGCGAGATAGTATTGGCACCTGTTCACAAGGTCCCGATAGGCTGCGTTTGCCGGCGCCGTGAGTTGTCCGGCGCCCACCAGCGACTTGAGCTTATCGAGCAGGGCGTCGCCGACAATGCCCCGGAGGTTGATTTCCTGCGCTTCGCGAATAGCGGGGAGCAGGTAATGCCCCGCAAGGTTGTCGCTAATGTTGGATGTGCTCTTGACGAACTGTTCGGAGGTTAGGAGAATTTCGGCCATAAAATTACATCGTAAAGGGTTCGATTTGCATGTAGTCGGGGTTGCCGAAGATCTTCCCGACGGACTCGCATATAAGGCGCTGCACCGGCTGAATCTGCGTGCGATTGTACAGCCGGAAGGCGCTGTCGTATTCCTCCTGCGAGAATCCAAGGCTCTCCGTGGGGATGCCGAAGAGGTTCGGATTGGCCCGGAAGGCCGTAAAGATACGACGTCGGCAATGCGAGACAAGGGCCTCATACCTATCGCCGTAGTCGTCGACCTCGAGCTTCTGAAGCGTTACGGCGTTGTCTTTGGAGGAATTCCAGGCAACCATGATCCGAGCCGCGTTCTGGACGCCTCCGAATTTTTCGTTTATCTGCCTCTCGATCTCCCTCTGCTGCTCTTGTTCGGGGACTCCGTCGTTGAAGTTGATGACGTACGACCCCATGAAGCCGTTGTTTAAGGAGTTGAGATGATAATCGTCGATCAACCGTTCAATCTCGCACGCCTTGATGCTGGTGCCGTATATCGGCATCGGGTAGGTCTGGAAGTTGTTGTTTTTGACATACAGCACCGATGCCGCGACATTCCGGGCGTCGGGGATGTATTTAGGCAGCACCACGGCCGACACTGTGCTGCGCTTCGCCCAGTCTTCCGAGTAGTAGAAGGCCTCATTCTCTTTCGAGCTCCGGAGGTGGCGGAAGTCGAGCGCATTGAGCTCCGCCACGTCGCCCGCGTTGTTGCGGATCACCTCTATCTGGAAGCCTCCGGAGATGAAATAGGAGAGCGCCAGCTGTCGCACAAACTCCGCCGGCGTCTGCCCTTTGGCGTTCATGCCCCGCGGCTGCGGGGTGAAGGAGACGCTGACGCCGTTCCCGACGGTATAATCTACGGAACCGTTCACGACACTGCTCAGCGACGCGACATTGCGGTAAAGGTCGTATAGGTACTCGGGGTACAGGTTGTCCTTGCCCCAAAGGACATAAGGACGGCCGGACACGTTCACCTCTGTGGGGATAACTTCGTGTGTCTGGACGTAGGGGTCGATAGCCGCAAAAGCAACCGGTACGCCTTTATTCTGGGTGGTATTGCTCATAGGTTGGATGGTTGTCAAATTGTTTACGGGGGCGGCTGTAATCTCCGACGACGGCGAGGCCCGTCGCCTGCACTTGGCCGCCATTCACCAGCTCATAAAGGTACTCGCCGGGGATGGCTGCCTGGGGGATTTCGATCGTCACTTCATAATAGAGCGCCGCCGGCGTCACCTGCAGCGGTCGCAAAACAATCCGATTGCGGTCGACGGTGTTCTCCAGCACCAGCCCCCAGTTGTCGTTGGGTGTCGTCATCAGGTTGCGCGGTATCCGCACCTCCTGCGCCGCATCCGTGATTGCAAAGTAGATCATTTTGCCCGTTTGCTTCGTTTCGGCTTGGCGGGTGTCTGCTCGGTAGTGGCCGCGGCTTCCCGCTCCTCTTTGTCGGCGAAGTATATGGCGCCGAGGCGCTGCAGGAAGTCGAGCACACACGCGCCGCACGTTACCTGCACGTACTTCTTGGTCCCCGTTACCCGCTCATATATGGGCACGAGCACCGCGAGGCCGGTGCGGCCGATGTTGCGCAGATATTTCGAACGCACGGCGATCTGCAACTGCGAATCGTAGGCGGCTATCGTTTTGAATTCTTGTTCCGTAAGTCTCATATAAACGCTTTGTGTAAAAGAGGGCGCGCCGACTGGCGCGCCCCTGGTGTTTGTTAATCCGTGATATCCGCAAGGGCGCCGGCATCCACCTCGAGAGGGAAGGTCTCGGAATCTCCCGATACGGTGATCGCGTATTCGTTCGCATCGCCTGCAGCGGTGCCCGTCGAGCCGGTCCCGGCACTCGGACGCAGTCCCTGTTGCTGGCCGAGGTACCAATACACGCCGTTACGGTCTTTGACGATCCACACCGTTGATGCCTGGGTGAGCGCGGCTATCTCCACGCGCTTCGCGGTGTCCATGCGCGCAAAACGCAGAGAGAGCTCCGTCGTCACGTAGCTGGTGCCGTTCGTGTCGTCGGTCGTTAGCGTCGACGTCATCGACGCCGTATTCGGCCGGAACAGGTAGTGTTTGAACTTGGCCTCGGCGTTCATCGCGATCGTCTTTACGATGTCGTCTGTGACCGTCACCGAAGCCACGTCGTCAAAGTTCGCGGCCCATGCCTCCAACACGCCGCCCATAGAGGTGCGGCAGTCGGTAGCAATGCCTGCCAGTGTCTGAGAACATGCCATATTGTTGTCGTGTTTTTTGTGTGATTAAAAAACCGGGACGGGCGGCAATATGCACCCGCCCCGGACCCAACCAATTAACCAAGCATGAAGCTTTTTAGATTTCGGGCGACACCGGTGCCGCCGCCATAGTGCCCAGAACGACCTCGTCGGGGAAGGCGACCTGCACGCCTGCGTTCCACTTCACGGCGAGTTTGAACACGTCGTCGTCCCGGGAGTACCAGATCCGGAACGCCTCTTCGTCCCCCTCCATGTCGCACCCGTAGTACATATTCCGCGGGTAGTTGGCATAGATGTTCAGCGTACCGGCGAGACCGGCTGCACTCACTACGCGCACATCGGTACCCGGGAATACGAACTCCTTCGGCGCGTCATCCTGCGGGCCCGCGTAGTGGTACAGATTCAGCGCCACCAGCTCCTGGGTGAAGGCCCGGAATATAGCGGGCGCCACGAAGATCCGCACGTCTTTGTCGAGCGTACCTTCGGGAATGGCCATGTACACCTGTTTGATAGCCGCATAGGCCGAAGCACCCGAGGCGATCGCTACCTTGATGGTGCCCGTCTCCTGGTTCGCGAGCTTCAGCAGACCGTCGAAGTGCTGCAGGTTGGGGTCTTCGGACGACGTATCGCCCTGCCATACGGCGACCTCCATGCGCTTCTTGATCTGGCTCGTGATGCTTTCGATCAGGTACTGCTCGAACGGCAGATCCTCCGCCGTGGCCCGAATCCGTACCAGGTACTCCGCCCACTTGCCGAGCAGCGTGTTGGGGCAGAAGTCCATGTTAACCTTGATCTGGCCGGTGGTGATTTCGCGTTGCGTGAGGGTCGCAGTACCCTGAGATGTGAAGCCGCAATCTAACCCCTCCTGAAACACCGGATCGGTGCTCAGATAGTTGATCGCGGCCTTGGTCTTGATGCCCGTCTGCTTGGACATCATTTCGATAGTCCGCCCACCGAAAACCACGTCCGTAAGGAGGGGGAAGCGGTTCTGCTCGACATAATCGGGCAGCGACGTTGTGATGATGTTCTGTGTTGCCATGTCTTTTTACGTTTTTGAGGGTGTGGGGCTACTTGTTGCCCAGAATTTCGGCGATCCTGTCGAGACGGCGATTGCCGGTTCTGCCTACGGGAGCGCCGCTTCGGAAGGTCTCGGAGGCAGACCGTGCCGCCGACTGCTGCTTCCAGGCCTTGATCGTCACGTTGGTAGCCTCCAGAGCCTTGACAATCTGCTCGAGCAGATCGTCGTGTTCCTTGACGTCCCGGCGCAGATCCTCGATCTCGCGGCGCAAGGCTTCGACGTCCTTGTCGGTGCGGGTGTCGCCCGCTCCGGATTCATCCGCGCCGGCGACTTCGGCCTTGTCATCGACGATTTCCGAAACTTTGCCGCTGGCGATCTTGATGACCTTCCCGTCCTCGGTCTTGTAGTCGCCATCGGGCGCGGGCTTGCGTCTGCCATCGTCACCCTCGACATACACCTCAAGGCCGGCCTTGAGGTCCTCATCGCCATCCCACATCAGGGCGCCCCGGTCGGTGGATACGGCGCCCAGCTCGGCGAGTACCCTCGCCAAGCGCGCCTTGAATTTGTCTAAAATGCTCATCTTATTGTTTTTTGGTAAGAACTCTTGCGGCGTGGTAGTCAAGGAGAAATAGCCCTCGATCGAGAATCCCCGATACGTCCCGGCCTTAATGGCCGCCCATACGTCATCGTTGACGACGTGGTATTCCCCGAAGAGCGACCCGTCGGAAATGTCGTCGAAGCCCTCCGGCGCAACGCCCGCGCCGGTGTCCTTGATGAAGAGCTGCACTAAGTCGACGCCCTCGACGTCGGACCCGGGGGCGTGCATCAGGTTGACGGCGTTGTGAAGCCCCGCCTGCAACATGCGTTCGGCCATTTGCCGAATCGTCTGAGCGTTGAATACGATGTACCACTCGCCGAGATCCGGGTCCTGCCGGTAGATTGGATAGTCGGCACGCATCAGCACGCCCCGGACAATGCGCTTCTCTTCATCGGCTATGGCATAGATGCGCACCCGCTTTGAGGCGTTGAATGCCTCGAAGTCGCGCTCGACGGCCGGATAATCCACCAGGGAAACCCGATAAATACCGTCGTCCGGCTCGGCTAACTGGGCCCAGAATACGGGCAGATTGTTGATTGTTGCAGGTATCATTTCATGGAGAAATATTACCTACCCCGATTTCGGACGAACCGAAAACGAAAAAAGCCATGTAAACACATGGCTTTCAATGATAAAAAAATTTCAAACCGAATCAGAATGTCGACTCGGACTGCTGCACGTCGACGGTTCGGCCGGCCCCCTCGATGTCCGAGTAGACCACGTAAACCCGCTCGCCTCCGCTGCTGCCGCTGTTTATTTGCTCTTCCTCCTTTGCGCCGGTCAGGGACCGGATGACGGGCACCTCCTGAATGACCGCCGGCGGGGTTACTACCGCCGGAGCGGCTGCGGCGCTCCCGACTACGCTGGAGGCATTCGAGCCGTCCGTGCTCGTCGAGAGAATCTTCTTGACGTTCGCAATGCCCGCAACGACCGCAGCAGCAGCGGCCGCGGCACCGAGAGCCGGACCAACGAGAGGCACGTCTGCAAGGGATGCATAGGCGCCGTTTGCGGCTTTGTAGGTGTCGATAGTCGCCGCCGCTACGGCCGCCGCCTTGCCCGCGGCTGTCTCCTCTCCCAATATGGACGATAACGAGTTGAGCGTGCTCTGAGCAACATCGAGCGATACCTTTTGCTTTAACTTCTGCGCCCTTTCGTGCTCTTTAGCGTCTTGCTCTCTGTTCTTTTTTCGCTCCTTTGTTACCCTTTTGTCGTTGGCGATCTCTATGTTGGCCCGCTGGTCGCTCAACTTTACGATGTTGTCGAGGGACAAATTTTCATCGTTGAGCATTTCGTCGATTAGCCCGATTTTGCTCTCATAGAGCCGCTGCTGAATGCCGCTCAATGTCTGTTCGAGCTGCTCGGGGTCGGTAATCGTCGCCTCGGCGTTCAGGCTCTCCCGTTCGGCATTGCGGTCGAGGTCCTTCATGTTGCGATCAAAGGCCCCCATCGCAATTTGTTCGCGCTGCTGTGCCTGCTCCTGCTCGCGGTCCCACTCGTTGGCAAGCGCCTCGGCCTCTTTGTCGCGGTATCGTTGGCGGATCTCGGCGATGTTCTGCTCGGTCTGCTCGGCGAGTTTTTCGCGATAGCCTGCGGCGATCTCCTCGCTGACGTTCTTCTCCTTTGCGGTCTTGTTGAAGTTATCCAGGTCCCGGGCGTAATTCTCCCGGGCAGTCTGCACTTCGTTTTCCTCGGTCTCTCGTTGTATTTCCGCGAGCCTCCTCTTTAATTGCATTGCCAGAGCCTCACGGTGGGCCGCGGCCTCTTCCGCGCTTATCTTCTCGTCTTTTACCCTTTCGTTGTACTCGGCCAGAGTGCGGGAATAATTCTTTTGTGCCGTCCGCACTTCGTTCTCGCTATTTTTCTCCCGCAACTCTTGGGTAACTTTCAGCGTGTCCTCGATGATCTTAGCTTCGGCTTCCGCCGTCTCCTTGGCGGCTTTTAGGCGCTCTTCCGCGGACTTTTGCGCGGCGCTGGCCGCCTGGTCGGTGGCAAACTGGCTTAAGGATCCGACCAGTTCCCGCTCGGCATTGGCCTCCTGCGTGGCCAAATTGTATTGCTTGGCCCGCAAATTGGCCCATTCTTCCTGAAATTGCCGGCTATCCGGGGATGCGTCATGTTGCAGCTGGGCGATGCGCAGCTGTATGTCGAGCTCTTCACGCTTAAGGCCATAGAGCTCCCGGTTTTTTTCGACGGCCTCCTCGAGGAACCCCCGGCGCTCTTCTTCGCTGTATTTCTCCTTGTTTTGGGCTCTGGCTCGCAAGTCGGCGATCTCGGCTTCAAGGATAGCTATCCGCTCGATGCTGCCCAACCGCGGATTCTCGGCGTCCATGTCCCCAGCCCGCAGATCGCGGAGACTCTTCTTCAGCTCCTCGATCTGCTTTAGGGTCTCTTTGGTCTTGCCTACGCCCGTTATAACATCCCATAACTTGCCCCACTGCATTGTGTAGGAGTAGATATAGAATGTTTTCACGGCTTGGAACGTCTCATCCACGGCCGCCCGAACCTTGATCCACCTTTCGGCGTTCTTGGCCAAAACTTTTTGATTCTCTATTTCCCAGGCGGTAACCCCTGTTTGCGCCTGTTCCTGTTTGTCGAGCAGGTCGGCATTCTCCCGTATCGCCTCGTTTGTTTCGTCGATTGCACTCTTGACAGCCTTATACGCTAAGACAATAGCCGCCAATACTGCCCCGATAGGGGTCGCAATAAAGGCCAGGGCCTGGGCGGTTAAGGCCTTAAGGGCCGCGACGCTGCCCTTTACGACGCCCGTAAACGTCGGAACCTTGCCGGACAACCCCTGCACGACGTCCATCAAGTTGGCCAAGGTGGGCGATAGCTTGCCTATAGCCCCTTCATAGTTGCCGACATTGCGCTGGTAGTTGCCTATTGAGGCGTCGAGGCTCTTGAGTTGTCCGTCCAACCCCTGAATGCGCGAAACAAGCTCAGCGCCCACGGCGCTGTTGCGATCCTCTTCACTCAATGCCCGGAACTGAGCCCGCAGTTGTCCGAGCGTCTGACTCATCTGGTTGTAGGAGCCATCCGCGGCCGTCACTTCTTTGGACATCGCGTTCAGCTCCTGGCGCGTTTGGGCTATGCGTGTTTTGTAGATCGTCTCCTGGGCTATTAGCTCGCCCTTGACCTCTGCCGCCTCCTGCTCGGACAGCAGGCCCTTGGCAATCTCCGCGTCTAAGACTTTGCGCTGCTGGGTCAAGGCCTCCAGCTCGCGCTTCTCCTCGACCATTCGCTCTATAAGCTCGCTCCCTGACTCTTGTAAAGCAATAATAGCGTCGTCGAGTTGGTGCGTGGTGTGCGTCGCCTGCTCGACCGCTCCAGTTGTCCCGCGGATGCTGTCGGTGACATCTTGACCCGCCGCGGCCTGCTCCTGCAGAGTGCCCACCAACTGGCGGAGCGCTTCGGCGTCCCGAGTTTCGGCCGCGGTCAGCTCTTCGACGGTGGCGAGACGGTCTTTGTCGGTTGTCCGCGATATTTCGAAAGCCGCATTTAACGCCTCTTGGGCTTTCTGAGCTTGTTGGACCGCTGCTGCATATGCTTCGGTATTTTTGCCTAATCCGTTGAGTTTCGCCTGCAGCCGGTCGATCTCCTCCTGAAGCTGGCGCACGGTCTGGGTGCTCGTTGTCGCGTCTATCTCTATGACGCGCTTAATCTTTTCTACCTTGTTATTCTGCTCTTCTGCCATGTTATTCTGTTTTTTGTTCGTTGTCGACCTCTGTAGGCGCCACCGGATCCACGGGCTTAATTTCACCACCCGAACCCCCGGCTTGTTCGATATGCAGGGTGGCGGTTACTGTTGGATCTTCCTGCACGGCCAAGACTACCGTGTTGAGCTTGGGCGTGTCTGAAATATTTGGGAACAGCCGTATTGATAACGATATTGCATCTGTTGTAGCGAGTAGCTTTACTTGTGTCTTATTTAGGGTGGTTGACTGAATGACGGGCGTACCATTACTCTCGACCTTATATTGCAACGTGCCGCCATCAGCAGGGGCAAGAACATGCTGCACCCCAGACTTGCCGTTGATAAGCAATGTGTATGCGGAAGCCCCCGCCGCCTGGTATAAAAATAATGTGCGCATAATCGACTCGTCCTCCGACACGCCGAACGTAACGCCGAAAGTCCGTGTCGACGTTGTAGTGTTGGCCGGAATAGTGACGGTTGCGATGTTGGGGTTGGCTAAGGAGACTACCAACTCCGGCGACTGGCTGCGGACTACTCTGGTACCGTTCGAGACAACGGAAATAATCATGTCGCCCCCGGCTGCCGGAGCGTTTACGAACGACGACGACGCCTCGGAACCCTGCACCCGGAGCCATACCGCGGCGGCCGCCTGAGTGACGACGACCGAGTGCTGCATCGCGGGAACCTCCGCAAGGGCCACCGTTACGGACTTCTCGACCGTTGCCGGCGTGGCATTCGCCGCGACATCGAGCACCAGCGCGCCGTCTGTTATCGTCGCCGTGAGGCCCGCGGAGGACGACAGCACGAGCGGGGTTCCGTTCGTGTCGATAGGTATCGTAAGACTTCCACCGGCGCTCTCGATAGCGCGCGACAGGTCGCCGTCTGCGCCGTCGAGTTTCAGGTAGTAATCGGCCGGCAGGAGCTGCCCCGAAGCGTAGGCCGCAAGGTCCTGCACTTTCACGAACTCGCACTTGGTGGTGGCTGTGGTGGTCATTGAAAAATTTTCAATTTTGTTGAGCACCCACAGAGCCCCGTCGAAGTGATAGAAGTGACGCAGCAGCCGCTCGTCGACCTGAAAGCCCCGCCAATCGACATAGGCGGTAAGAATGCGCGTCGCGACGTTGTAGCGGTCCGCAATGAAGCTGCGCCAGAATTGGGCGAACACGTTCGAGTCGGCCCCCAGTCGAATGGCCGGGATATCTATCTCTGCCGGCGTCCCGAAGTCCTGCGAATAGACGGCGACACCCCCGCGTCGGTAGAACCGCCCGAAAATGGGCATGTAGGTAGCGGGCAGTCCGCCCGTAAGATCCCAGCAGGGCTCCCCGTCGTTGAGATCGTACATGGCCTGCGTGTCATCGGTAATGCGGAAGCGGGCATAGGCCGCCGCGGCCTCGGAGTTGTCCGAGATGTTGCCCTGCAGAAACAGCAGCACCCCGCCGCCTTCGTTGCCGCTATTGTCGGCGCCGTGCGCCTGGAGCTTGGGGATGATGTCATAGGAGGGCAGCGCGGCATTGAACGGCACTACCTTAGAAGTGTAGTCCGGCGTCAACCCCTCGAGCTCGGTGCTCTGCTCCGGGTCGCCGTTGTGGTAGAGGCTGTAGGAGGCCTGACCGTTCAGAAACGGCGAAGGTACGGCAATCGCACCGCGCGTCACGTTGTTGAAGTATTTGGACTTTTCAAGCACCTCGGCGCCGCCGTTCAAATGCGCGCTGTCGAGCACATCGACGGTGTTGGCGTCGAAGTCGAAGCCTGTGTTTACTTTCTGGGAACCGTACACCGCCCCCCGCTTCTGCTTGTAGTAGGTTACGAATTCGCCATCTACCTCCTCCGGGGCGAATCGGAGCCACTTCGACGACATCGACAGCGGCGACACCGCAATGTCCCGCGACCGGTCGATCCGCTCCTGCAGGTCGAGCGTCTGACCGTCGTAAAGCGTATTTCGCGACACGATGCGCACCGTCTTTGTGCCTTTGTCGTAGAGGTAGTGCAGGCCGAACGTCTTGGTGTAGGACAGCAGGAACGCCGCGGGCGTCATCGTGTCGGCGAAGAGCGCCCCCTGTGTCACCTCCACGCCGCTGCGGAAGGTCTCCGGAGTCGTGTAGGACACCGACACGTCGCGCATCCAACCTCCGACGGCGGTCATATTCATCAAAATATAAGCACCATTAGGATATGGATCATAGAGCAGGGGGGAGTCCGTGGTCATTCGGTCCAGCGTGTCTCCTTTGTAGAACATGGTCCGGAACTCCACGCACACGCGCGCCGAGGCGATATTCGTTCCCGTGACAGTGAGGCCCGGGATATGGTCATACACCCACATATCAACCTGCCCGAGCGGTATCGGTATCGTCTCCTTTGTCAGTGTACCGATATTTATGTTCTCGTCGACGCCTCCAACATCCTTTCTACAGCCATCCAACCCGGCAAGGTCGACGAGCTGCTCGGTGGTGTACATCCGGACGTTGTAACTGTTCGTAAGACACACCTGAATGGGCGAACCCGAAAGGGGTTCCCCGGCCGCGTCGCAAAGCTGAAGCTGCACAAACGCGATAGTGCCACCCACATATTGATAAGACGCATCGAGACCTGCGCGCCCTATATTGAACCCCATTTCACCCGTCGGATCGGTCACTCCATACCGGGCACCAACCAGCAGCTGGGGCTCCTCGCACGTGACGGTAACGGAGGCCCCGGGCTTAAATTCGGGCAAAGATACCGGCAGATAGAGGGGATTGGCATACTGCCCCGCGCCCACTTTGTCGGTAATCAAGGGCAGCGTCGCGGGCTTATATTCCCCCGAGCTTCCCTGCTGGGAGCGTCCCGCAAGGAGCGGGAGTGTCATCCACGTGCGGGCGAAATAGGGGTTGTTTTCGTGAAAGAATGCCGGGTCGAGGTCGAGGCCGAAGCCCTTGCGGGCGGCATAGTTCCGCACGCCGTCCAGAAGGCCCCGGACCGAGACCACGGGCCGCTGCATGTACGACCGAAGATCCTTGGTCTGCCACTCGGTGAAATCCTCACCCAGTTCGAAGAGGGCGTCCTTGTTCGCGCCGTAGGTTGTATAGTTCACGCCGTCGACCTCCGTGGAGGCGACGCCGCCGACCTGCACCGGATCGCCTACGGCCTTATCGGCGGAGAATTCGCCCTCCGGGAAACCGTTGTAAGCCGGGGCGAAGTTCACGACATCCCACTTGCGGGCGGCATCGCCCGGCGTCCGTCCCGCGAGACGTTCCCAGGCGGCGGCGACGGCGTTCTTGTCGATGATGAATCCCACGCCCTGGGGGTCGTCGACAAAGGGCAGAGCTCCCAGGGTCATCTCTTCGCCTTGGTCGTCATAGGTCAGGGAGTAGAAGAAGGAGCCGAGACCGCCGTACAGCGTGACGGTGTATGTCCGTGCGCCATTCTTCGTGGATATGGAGTTCAGCTTCATGTAGCCGGACTCGAGCAGCGTCCCCGTTTCATCATAGAGGGCAAAGGGGGTGCGGATAAGGGGATCGAAGCCCGTCCCGGTGTAGGACTCGGCACCCCCGGGCCACCAGTCGGCCCGGTAGATTGCGCCGAAAATCGCATCGTTGCGGGCCGTACCCGGGAGCTTAACCTGCTGGGAATAGCTGTTTTTTACCGCCGCGGGGCTGGTCAGGTCGTTCGTGGTGTAGTTCATCTGCACGAGCGAGTCGTCGGAAAGGTCCGCGGCCTGGGTGCCAATATACAGGGTTATGTTCGTGCGGTTCATCGTCGGTCGAAATTTTGCGCCACGGTGGCGGACAGGGTGTAACTTATGGGCTTGCCCTCGGTCAGGTGCTGCTTGTACTCGACGCTCGAATCGGTCAGCACCACGGGCCACCACTCGCCGCTGTTCAGATCGCACAGCAGGACGTTCGTCGAGCCGGTCAAGTGGTGCATCCGTGCGGCCTGCTCGTCGGTCAACCAGCCCGTGGATAGCTTAAAGCTCTTTTCGTAGGGGTTAGCGTAATTGACGGTCCCCCGGGCGCGCTCCCGGGCGTTGTCATACGTGCGCCGGAAGGTGGCGCGCGTATAGGTGTCGGTCTCCTTGGCCGACCCTTTTACGAGCAGCGAGTCCCAGCCCCCGAAAGCATTGACGTAGTATAGGACAAAGCGGGGGCAGCTCTCGACAACCCGATACGTGCGGCCGAACGCCGTGACCTCCGTGGCCCCGGGATGAAGCGCCAGCGGAAGATAAAGAGAGCCGGCAGAGGCGACACCCGCCGTCTGCTTCCATGCCGACGCCGCGGCGCCCGCAGTCGTTACGACCGCCTCGCCGTTTGTGCTGTCGTAGGACGACGCCACCAGCCACTGGCGGGGATCCACCTCGCCGGTAATGGGGAACGACGCGCCGGCCGTAAGGGCGTTATATGGCGCTTCGAAGCTGTAGTCAAGGTAGAACTCCACCTCGTCAAGTTGAGCGCCCGTATCCTCCCCTATGACCGTAAAGACGCGCCGCATATAGGGCGCCGGGGCGAACGTCGCCGCCTCTGTGGCCGGAAGGTCGAACGACTGCGAGAGATAGGGCGCGCAGATGTCGTTTAACTTGATGGCGATCGAGGTCTCCCCCGGTCGTTTATAGGCCTTGCCCGTAAAAATGGCGGCGCCGTCGCACTCGACGCGGTAGCGCACCGCGACGTCGTCGGTGTCGTAGTTTACAAAGTAGTCGCGCCAGATAGGTGTGGTGTTCATTGTTGTGGTCTTTTTTGGGGAAATATGCCTAACCCCGATTTTGAACGAACTAATTTTTTTAAAAGCGACAAATTGAACAGTAAATCGCGGGTTTTTGGGTGTTTTCCCCTTAGTGAAATTCTGCCTTTTGAACAATTTCGAGCGGGAATAGGGAAAGGGAAACCGTTACAAAGTGTCATGGGTTGCACCCCTACCGCCCCAGTCCGGCGAGCACTCCGTCGACCGCTTCTTCGAGGTCTGCAGTAATGGCCGCCCCGATACGCTCTAAAAATTCGTCATACACTGTTGTCGACGCTGCCTCCAGTACAGGAGTCGGCTCGACACCTTCTCGAGCAATCTTTCGGCCTATCAGGTAGGCCAGCTGCTTGATTGTAGGCAACCGGCCATTAAATGGGCGGGGTATTATAGGCCTAATCTCTATCCACTTCAAAATCTTATCCGGGGGCGGGAACCCGCCAGGGGGACGCCCATCTTCAACATACTCCCAATAATCCGCCAGCGATAGGTCTACGGCGTATGTCTTTGTCCCTTTCACAACGATATATCGCACCGTAGTGCTCAGATTCCCCGAGGCGATCTTATCCTGGTGGTCCAATTCCAGACGATAGGCGTCTCGCACCGCGGCGCCGTACTCTTCCAGCACCTTGGCCAGGTTCTGAAACGATATTAGTGTGTTCTGCGCCATTGTTCTCGCTGTTTGTCTTGTTCGGCCTGTTTGTCGCGGCGATAGGCCAACACGTTCAAAAATTCAAGGATCGGCAATTCGTAGACGTTCGCCCAGCTCTCCCGCGTCACTTCAGCAACGGCGTCCACATTTGCCACCCAGCCCCAGCGCGCGCCAAAGTCGCCGCCAGCTCCACCTGCATCAGTGCGCTGACTATCTCCGCCCTCCGCGCTCCCTTGCGGCGTTTGGCTCTCTTCAAGGTCGCGGCCGAAGAGCGCAGGATAGAGAGCGTTGACTCCCGCGACCGCTTCGCGAAAAAACCTACGAGCCCCAGGGCGGCAGTAATAGGCAGCGAGTTCCGAATGGCTTCCTGAACCTTTACGATATCGTAGCCCTTGTTGTAGCTGAAGCCATCGGGCACCAGGAAGCACGACAGAAGCTCGGCTATCATCTCACCGTCACGTGCCGCAAACGTTTGAAAGTCGATATACTGTGCGGCGGTCATGTTCCGCACATCGAGGGTCGGCAGCAGCCGCCACTCCTCCAGCTGGTAGACCTTGGCAACTTCCGCGGGACGCGGTGCCCGCCGCAAGAAGGCGCAGCGGTTCATCAGGGCCCGAAATTCCGGCACCTTCATGTCAAGGAGTGCATCGGTCGGCGTGTCCGACAGTATCGACAAAATCGCGAGATTGCGCCCGTTTGTGTCATTCTCGCCAAATTCATCGCAGGCATGAATCAATGCCTCGTAACGGCCCACGGATAGGGCCTCGTAATTGTCTATCATACGAATGAAATTGAATAGTTGCCTTGTTTCTTGAAGTCCGCAAAGGGCGAATAGGCCGCATACCTAAACGCGTCGCAGAAGTGATCCCCGAACGCCTGCGGCTCGTTGAGCGGCCGCCCCTCCCGGTCGCGCATCCAACAGTAATTGCGCAGTTCGCGGATGCCTTCGACGCTGCGCTGTGTTACAAACATCGTGAACTGCTGCAAGAAGGCTATTTGCTCTGCCTTGCGCGTGGCCTTGTAGCAAGGCAGGCAGTTATAGCCTGCCTGGGCGATTTCGGCAATACTTTTCGGCTCGGCCGAGTCTCCGAAGATCCGCACGGAACGCGGCGGAATCCGAAAGGCCTGCAGCCGGGCGATGATGTCCCGGTTGAGCATCCCCGTACGGTATTCGAGCTGGTCGACGTAGAGCTCCCGCCGGCCCGTGTGTATCAGAGTCCGGGCCAATACCGTCGGGTCGTTGGTGAAACCGAAGTCGAGGCCGTATGTCTCAATCATTCCCGCCGCGTCGGGCATTCGCTCGATCTGCTGAAAGCTGTAGATCACCCCCTCTGCCTGGCCGACCTGACCCTCACCATACACCCGCCACCAATTGGAATTGTCGCGATTGCTTTCAATTTCCGCTACTTGGGCAGGCGAAAGGAATTCATTGTCGCGATAGGTAGAGACAACCGACACACACTCCGGGCGCCCTTGTAGGCGTTCATGCACCCAGAAAGGCCGCGTCGGATTGTAGTCTACGATTATGCGCCCTCGGGTGCGTACGAACAACTGCCGCGCCGTTTCGTAGTCGATGTTCTGTGCCTCGTTGATGAAGAGGCGGTCGCGCGCTGGTCCGTGAACCTTTGCCGGGCTGTCTGCGCTGAAGAACTCCAGGATCGAACCGTTTTCGAAGGTGTAGATAAAATCCGTCCGGTTCCATCGCTTTTCGACCCAGAGGCCGGCGCCCTGCATTATGGACTTAAAATCACGAATCGCCCCGCGCTTGAGGTGCGGCAGAGTCTCCGATACTACCGACGTCACCAGTGGCGGATCGTGTCGGGCGGCTTCGCTCTGGGCGATGATAACCAGTAGCTGCAGGATCGCGTAGGTTTTGCCGGAGCGAGTACCCCCGCACATATCGACATACCGGGGCGCGGCATTCCATGCCGGCAGGAGTTTGTCGGTGAAGGTGCGGGTGAAATTCGCCTCGGTCAGCATGTTTGACGTCGTTGTAGTTGCGTTCTATCGTTTGGTCGCCTTGTCCAACTCCGCCGCCAGCTGGGGCGACATCACCTGAATAATGAATCCGGCGTTTACCGGGGTCTTGTCGTCCCGGGCCGAGAGCTTCGCGATGAACTCCGCAGCCTGCACGTCACCCTTGCAAATGGCCTTGCGGTACATGGCCACCACGACAGCGCACATGGCGGGCATTTTGGCGCTCTCCCCGTTGACATCCTCGACGTCGACGTTAAGCAAACCGATTTCGCGCACGTATTCGCGCATCTCCTTGAGCTGTAGCCGGTTCTGCGCCGCTTTCCGGCCTCCCATTGCGCCTATCGCCCGCCGCTCCTCGGCCGGGATGTCCCCCAGGCTCCGAAGATTGGCGTTGTTTTTTTCGTTTCTTGTTTTCATCATTCGTAATTATTTCGAGATTTTGCGAAAATCTCGCTATTTCTTGAAATGTTCAATAATCTCGTTGTTCTCTTAAAATCACACCGAATTTCGACACTTTCGGGTAGGTGTATTTTTTCGACGGGTCAAAAGATTTTGCCCAAGCATCAATATCTCGCATCATTCGCTCGTATGGGTGCTTGTTGAGAATGTCCCGGAATTCAATTGCGGCGGAATGATACCACCCGAAACATTTAAGGTCCCTAATCCCATCACCATCTCTCCAATATACGACGTAGCCGTTGGCCGTTGTCTTAACATGTGCGTCCATAGTCAGTCGAATAGATTTAGTTGAACGAACCTATATTCGGCCAGTTTGGTCATAACCGCCTTGCGGAATGCAGCATAATATCCCAGTAGCTTGCGGGTTTTTATTTTCAGATATTCGACGTCTCCGCGGCGCTTTACCACTGCAGCCTCCTTGTCGATTGTGTCGATAACGCATTGCAGTGCGGCGCGTATAGCGTCGTCCTCCGTCGCATAGCCATCTTCTGTGTCGTCGACAAAATCACACGGGCAGCTGCTATACATTTGGGACAGGGTTAAATAGAGGCCGTATTGCCAGCGACCGCATGGCGACTGAGCTGTTTCAATCGTTAGGCGGCAGACGTTGCATTCCAGTTTTACCGGAATGTTCGGCGTCATGCAGACGTCGTTAATGTTGTAGCCGAATGTCGCATACCGGAAAACGATTTCGCCCGAGTCGGGGTGTTCTTGCAGATATGCGCTCCACTCTTTGGGCGTAAACTGTTGCCCGGTGCATCGGCATACGTGATGAATATTTTTCATTTTTGCTGCTGTTAGAGCCTTTTGCCCAGTTTGATGATAAATACCTCGGAGTCAGGCGCGCCCCATTCCGGACGGCCGCGGCCGATTGTTATGCCCTTGCACTCGAACGTCATGCGCCGCTTCGTGTAGCCATAGGAGAAACACACAGCATGGTAGTGCTTGAATACCTTGAATGCGAGATGTCCACAGTAAGCATTGTCTATCTCGTGCGCTTCTTCCATTGTTACCCGCTTGGTTACGAATGTATGGGCGTTTCGCATAATACACCATTCGAGCAGCCTTGCAATCCAGTAGTCGGTAATCTCACGATACTCCTCGGTCTTTTCGCCGCGCTCTATCATTTCGTACCACTCTTTTTTGAGCGGCAGATACAAAATTTTCATTTCGCTCTTGTCTTTCATAATTCCGCGTCGTTACATAAATTGAACACCTTTCGAAGTCCGAGCCCGATGATGTCCCGGAGCAGGCGGAGGGCTTCGGCGATTTCGGACGCCAGAAGCGCAAGGATGCAGACATATGCGACGGTTGCCATAGACATTGCCCGCGCCGCCAGGAGGTAGGCGATGCCCGACCAGAACACCATGCAGAGCGAGCAGTCGAAGGGCTTCAACCGCTTAACGGGGGCCATAAGCCAGCGGCTTAAATTGTGCTTGACAATTGCCATAACTCCCGACACGTCGACGATGAAGACGACGATCAGGGCAAGCAGAAAGAGACGAACGTAAATCATAGCTTATTAGTTAATTGGTTTTTAATCTTTTGTCTTATCTTCTCCAGCCGATACTGCATCGTGGATTTGGGGACTTTCAGCCACTTTGCCACCTGCTGCATGCTTCCGAGCTCGGCGTAGAGGATGATCAGCTTGCGCTCCCGTCGAGGCAATGAAGCCACCACCCGGCGGACGCGCTCTTCCATGTCGTCCCCGGTGTTCTCTCCCTCGAGGTAATCCCGTTCAATTGCTCTGTAACTTTTCATCGGCTATGTGTTTAGCCCGCTGCTGGAAGCGCCGTATATGGCGATGATATGCACTGGAGCGGGAAAAATATTGATTTTCAACAATCCGAACGATATAGAAGTCGAGGGCACGGCGCCGGCAGATGATAGACATCCGAGCGTCGGGAACTTTGAGCAGCGCTTCGTACACAATTTGCACCAGGTCGCCCAGCTCCTCAGCCGGCCGATGGGTGACGTTGTGGACGAGCTTCTCAACTTTCCGGGCGCGTGCTATTTCCGCCACTATATCCTTCGTTTTTATCATCTCAATACTCTGTAGTTCAGCGCAACGACATCCGGCATGAATGTTTTTACAACCTGCCAGAACGTTGTCAGTACTTCCTTCTGCTCGATGAAGTCGACCAGACGCTTATTCGAGGCCGTAATCCGCAATGACCCGTCGCCGTGCTCCAGCCCCCGGAAGTGTTCGAACATCGGGCAGCAGTCGGCCGAGGGGTGCGCCGCGGCAATCGCCTCGGCGGCCGCGCGCCAAAACTTGACGACACCGGGCGGCAGCTTCCGGGCGTCGGGCGCCGGCTTCCATGCCTTGAGCGCCGCCAGGGGGCTTCGAATCGGGTTCCCGTTTGCATCTACCCACCCCGTTTTGGCGTAGTGGTTCTCGAAGCGCTCCAGCTCTGCGGCCGGGTCCAGCAGCCCGCGGTCCAAGCACAGCACGGAGAGCATTCGCGACTTTGGCGCATTTTCTTCGATTTGACCGACTTCCTTTGCTTGGCTGGCAACCTGCCCGCGCTGGGGTGCAATCTTCGAAATTTGCCCGGTTTCTGCCGCATCTGCGGCGTCGTGCGCCTTTGCCGCCCCGCTGCATTCTTCCGGCATGGGGTTTTTACCGGTTTTTTCAACCTTTTCGAATTTCTGAAAATTTCTCTCTCTCTGCGACGGCATCGCCGGCGCCATCTTCCCGCAAAGGGAGAGGGAGAGAGGGAGAGAGAGAGAGAGAATATTCTTAGAGTTATGTTTTGTAGTGTTGTTATTACTAACATAGCTATTACTCTCTGTATCGCGGGCGCGCGCTATCGCACGCGCGTCTGCGTTGGTTTCGTCTGAAAACCGATTGGTTTTTTCGGTTTCATCTGAAAACCGATTGGTTTTTTCGGTTTCATCTGAAAACCGATTGGTTTTTTCGGTTTCATCTGAAAACCGATTGGTTTTTTCGGTTTCATCTGAAAACCGATTGGTTTTTTCGCTCGGTCTGGTCGGTCTGCCACCGCGCACTCCGTTGGCGCGATTCTTTTCACACCGAGCATCGAAACGCTCCCTGTTGTCGTCCATAAAGGACCGAATAAACAAGAAGCACATCTGCGTGACTTGATCCATATCGGGCAGCTCTTCCCCCGCTGAATGCGCAAAGAGCGCAATCAGCAGGTCGCCCCGCTGTTCGCGCGTCAACAACTTCACCTGCGGGTAGAAGTCGTTACGTAGGATGAACGTCTCTATTGATTGCTTGGCCATGTTGGTCTTGTTTAAGTCATTGTTTTTTGTACTGGCTGGGAATCATTCGGGCAGGTACTGCGGTTTCAACTCCTGGCGGATCCACTCCGGGAAGCGCATCTGCAGAATGCCGTGAGCCCCCTCCTCGGCCATCGCATCAAAGCCCGGCCAGGAATCAGTATCCCGGCACCGCTTCACGATGTCCATTGCATGCTGGTACTTGTATTTGCCGATCTGCAAATCTTCCGCGTCGAGCCATACGGCCGCGACTTGGTAGGGGATCACGGTCTGGGCGATGATCATCAGCGTGCCGCTGAAGGGCCGGCCCGTTATCTCGGAGGCGACCTGCAAATACATCCCTTCGGCCAGCTCGTAGCGGTAGCGTGCCGCCGCACGCATGAAGCCGTCGACGGACTGCTCCAAAGTCGTCTTTACCGACAGGATGATGTTTGCGCCAAGGTTTTCGGCCAGAATAATCCCGTCGGGGCGTATCTTCACCCGTAAGCCCGTCGAAGCGTCGACGCCGTACATCGAGGTCTCGGTCTTGGCGTAGCGCATCAGACGGGGCAGTATGCCGCCGCCGTAGGTGGCATACGACGCCCGGAGCACGTCGACAATCTGACGATCGGCGGCCGATATGAATGTATAGCCCCGCTCTTCGGCTAACCGCTCAAGAGCCCCGAGGCGTGAGCGCAACACGGGCATCTTCGCACCCTCGATCGCTTCGTCCTGCGGAACCTCAAGAAGCTCCCCGAAGTACCGGATGAGTGTACATACGCCGTCCGTGGTGCTTCTGTTGGCTTCAGGCAGCACCCGCACCTTCTCGAACTTCTCGGGCTCCAGGATTGCGGAGTGTATGAAGGTTCCCAGCTCGAAGTGGTGCGTGTCTCTGGGCTCCAGCCGGGCCGTCTCGGCGATCAGGTAGTGGCGCGGCGACTTCAGGGCTTCCTTAAGCCGCGAGGAACTGACGCCCGGGGCTCTCAGATACACGTCCATCGCATCGTTGCGCACGTATCCCCGCCGCTGCAGTGCGTAATTGTACACGCGCCGCGGCGTTTCCGGGAGCTGGTCGATATGCTGTATCAGCTCCTGAAATGGGATGTATTCGCCCCGGTCGAACCGCAGCGGGGAGAATGCCTCGCCCGCTACGGCCGCACCGGAAAGGTCGAATACCTCGAACGTATCGTCTCGGTCGTTCATCGCTTCGAAGTGTCGAGGGGCACGATGCTCCAGGAGTCCGACATGTTCGCGTTGCTCTTGTTCTTCACCTTGCCCTTATAGGTGATCTCGAATGCCATGCCGGCGCGGATGCTGTCGGCGAAGTTCTCGAACACCGCCGTCAGGCGCCGCGAGGCTTGGCGCACCACTCGGCGCTTGCCATCGGGCAGAGGCTCGACAAAGTAGGCCACAAGGAGCTCGATGTCGGCGCCGGTGCGCTGGTCGGGAGTCATCTCAACGCGCAAATCCTTGAAGAACATCCGGCGCTTCTCGCCTACCTCTGCGGGGCTCCAATACTCCCCGTTAAGCTCCAGCGGAGCCGCCTGGGCTTTTGTAAGGTCGGGCAGTGTGCCCGTGAATACGTCGGCATTCGGAATCAGGCCGAATGCGCTGCTGTTAGCTTGTTCTTGATTCATGGCTTTTATTGGTTTGGTTAATGGTTGTTGCGAATCAATCGGACCGCGGCCGTGCTGATCAGTTCCTGACTGGTTGATACCTTGGTAGACTTCATCCACTCGTCGAGCTCGGAGCGCTTGAATCGCAAGGTCCTACCGCCCCGGTCTTTGTAGTGGCCTATCGCCCGCCGCTGGGCCAGCTTGCGCAAAGCCCCCGGCGTCGAGCCTATATAGGCGGCCGCGTCCTTGGTGGTGAGCAACTCCCCACGGGCAGGTGTCCGGCCAGATATCATAGTCTCCAGGCGCTCAAGCCGCTTAAGCACTTCGATCAGCATCTCTTCCATCGGTGTACAGATTAGTCTCGTATAATTCTGCCACCGACTGAGAGCCCATCGGGCAGGGCGGTAATGCCCGTGCAGCGCAGGAAGAGGTCTCCGCCGACTTTGAGCCCATCGGGCAGGGCGGTAATGCCCGTGCAGCCCTCCAGATCGAGGCTGCCACCGACTGAGAGCCCATCGGGCAGGGCGGTAATGCCCGTGCAGCCCTCCA